GGAAAGCACAGAAAAAGAAAAAGAAAGAAGAAAAGATGGTTGAAGCACAGAAGAAAGCTATGATAGATACGATTAAACAATCTAATTGGAAATCTACGGCAGGTTTATACTCTGATTGTTTTTGATATAAAATAAAATAAAATATAATATATATATGTGGATAGTGCAACGAAAAGAAGGTAAATATGGATATATTAAATATTTAGATGCTGTATATGATAGAAATAGAATTGAAGTCCATTTAGAAGGATTATTTTATGTAAAAAAATAAAAATAAAAATATATATATATATAATATAATGGAAGGAAAAAAAGTCCCAAAATTAAGAAAAGTAAAAGATTTAGAAGGTGATGAAAACTTCAAAGACCTCCACGAGAACCTTCCAAAACCACCGAACATGATATTATTATTAGGTGCTATAAAATCTTCCAAATCGAATTTAATTATAAATTTTTTACTATCAAAAGATTTTTACTTAGGACGATTTGAAAAGGTAAAAGTATTATCATCTACATTACACATGGATAATAAAGGAAAATTGATGAATAAACATTTCGATTGTGATGACCACTATGACGATAAATTTATTGAAGCTATTATGGAAGAACAAGGACAATATAGTAAAGAAGACAAACCGACCTATTGTCTTGTAATGGATGATATATTAGATCAATCCTTCTGTAAAAGAAACTCAAAACTCGCCTTCTTTATAACAAAAATGAGACACTATTTAGATATGTGTATCATAAGTAGTCAAAGCATAAATCATGTAAGTCCCCTTATAAGAGCTCAAAGCACCGATATTTTAATAGGAAGGCAAAATAATATGAAAGAAAGAGAAAAGATAAAAGAACAATATGCAGGATTATTGGGAGAAAATGGAGATGAAACATTTGATAGATTATATGAAGAAGTCCATAAACAACCTTATAATTTTATGTATATTCGGAACACTACTAATCCAGCTGAGGTATATTTTAACTTTGAAAAAAAAATATATCCTTAATTTTATTTTTTTTAATAATAAATAATTATATAATATAATATTATAAAATGGACTTGTATTCGAGTAATGTAGGACAGATACACGGGAATATGAGGAACGATGCTATTTCATCATACAATAGGAATGTAATAAATAATAATAATAGACTTGCTACAACTATACAAGGATTAAAAGAACAACAAAAAGAAAACGAATATTTGTCCAGTGCTAAAAATCTTGTATCAAGTGCATATTCGGGGGGTGCTTATGCTACTAAACTTGCTGAACATAAAGCATTTGTAGAAGCAGGAGGTTCTGGATTTGGAATAAAACAAGCATATAGAAATCTCCGTGCTAATCCTGAGGGAGCATTAGAAAGTATATCAAATAGAGTTGTTGAACGAGTTAATCCTGAGGGAGTTCAAAATGCTTTATCACAAGCTACATCTCCATTAGACGAACATATTGGTTCTAATGTAAGAGAACTCAATCCTGCTAATGAATTAAGTGCAGAAGGAAGAACGGGAATTACACAGGCGGAACATGTAGAAGAAATGGGATCTAATTTAGGTAGAGAAGGTGTCAGTGCTCTCGAAGGAGGAACAGAAGCACTTGCCTCAACTGGTAAATGGGTTGGAAGAGTAGGAAAAGGATTAGGAATAGCAGGGGGAATTGCTACTGGTGGAATGGCTCTTGCTGATGATTTTAAAGGAGGGAGTTTCCATATAGCAGGAGAAAATACAGCAGAACAAATAGCAAATGTAGGACAAATCATCGGTGCTGGATTAGATGTTGCAGGAACAATAGCTCCTCCTCTTGCTCTTCTTGGAGGTGCTGTTGATATTATATCTGGGATTATTGGAGGAGCAGGTAATATAGCAGAAGGAAAAGAAGGAGAGAAGGCATACGATACAGAACAAAAGGAGAAAACACAAAAGACAATCGAGAGTGGGGTTGTAGGTGCTCAACAGATTACAACTGGACGAACAATATAATTGTTGCAATCTACAATATTATTTTTTTAGTTTTTTTCAGAGAATATATTTTATATAGAATATATAATTCATATACTCATTGAATATTTTATACTCAATATTTTTATTTTAGAAATGTTGTATTTTGCAATTTTTTATCCTCCTATAATATACACAATGGAAATAGGGAAAATGGAAGACTTCACTATTGACCAATTTGCAGGGTCTATGGCATTAATATTAGGAAGTATCGGTGGATTATTAATGATTATATGGAAAAGTAGATGTGAATGTGATATTAATTTATGTTATTTTTGTAGATGTCATAGAAAACCTCCACCAGATAATATTGGAGGAGATAGTGAAGAAGAAACAATTGTTCCTCGTTCTGATATATCTCAACCTTCAAGATCCAGAAGAAATTCAATTGATTCAAATGTTCCAGAAATAACTCCAAATATTCAAGTTCCAAATATTCGAGAATAAATTAATCTCATATTATTTATATTTAAAGATTTATTGATATTATTTATTATACAAAAAAAAGAAAATAGAGGGAGAGAAAAATAAATACAAAAAAATAAAATATAAGTATAGATATATGAATATCCGTTCCGTTAAAAAGTTTGTTGAAGAAATTGAAGAAACTCATAATATTCCATGTTATAGAAAGATTCAAGTTTATTATAAAGATGGTAAAAAAAAACCTATTGGTGAGAAAAATGATTTAACCCCTGACCAGATTAAAAATGACAGAGGGACAGGAAATACTTATTCTATTTCAGTAAAACATATTCCAAATCTATACTGCATAGATTTTGATGAGAAAGAAGTTGATTGTGAATTATATGATTTATTAAATAATGATTGTGTAGCTACAACTGAAACAAAAAAAGGATCACATTATTATTGTTATATTACTAATCTGCCTAAATATTCTCAACAACAAAAAATATTAAAAGTAGATGTGGATTGTGATTTAATTAAAAAAAATAATATGTGGGAAACAGATAGTCGTGAAATTATTGGAGATATAAAAACTTATGAATGGGATGAATTAAAACATTTTTTTAATATTCCTAAAATGAACTTTTATAATAGTCCTGTGGTCAGTCCAGTCGTATCACCGATTCAAAGTGAGGAAGAAGATGAAGAAGATTGGAAAGAATTGAATGAACCTCCAAAATGCAGTAAAGAAGAGTTTGAAAAATATTTTAAAGGTTTTAAATGGGAAAAACGATTTGGATATGATGATTGGATTAAAGTGGGATTTATATGTTTTAATAATTTTGATGGAAGTAAAGATGGATTTAAATTTTGGTTGGAATTTTCAAAGGCGGATGATGAAGGATATGAAGGGAAAAAACCATTAATAGACAATTGGAATCATTGGAATGCTAAACTAAAAAGTCCTCGTGCTATTTCTTATAAAAGATTAATTCAATGGAGAAATATTGATTATCCTCCTAAGAATAAATATGAAGGTTGGTATAATGCAGGAATAGATTATTTCATGGAAGAAATGAATAAAGAATGTATGTATTATACAGACACAGGAGAAATATTATATTTTTCTAATAAGAAATATATTCGTAATAAACCAGCTATTTGTAAGCAATACTATCAGAAATATTCAATCCATAGTCTTAATGAAGAAGAGAAAACAAAAATAAATCCATTTGATATATGGTTTAATGATATCGATAGGAAAGATATTAATACTATTGTATTTAATCCAAAAGGAGATGTAAGTAAAAATGAATTTAATATTTGGAAGGGATTTAATATTCAAAAAGAATCAGAAGGAGATCCCGAAAAAATTAAACCATTTTTAAATCACATTTTAAATATATGGGCTGATGGAAATGAAGATACATATAATTATATTTTAAATTGGTTTAGTAAATTACTTCAAGAACCTCATAAAAAGAATAATATTTGTTTAGTATTACATTCCATTGAAGGTGTTGGGAAATCATTTATTCTTGATATGATTGGAAAGATTATTGGAAATGAATATTATATTTCTACAAGTAATATGAAACATATTCTTGGGGAGTTTAATGGAGATGCAGAGGCACGGATATTAGTTAATTTAAATGAAACTGGGATGTGGTATGATAAAAAGATTGTCGGAAGTTTTAAAGAATTTATTACAGATTCCAGAATCTCAATTAATAAAAAATGTGTTCAATCATATACTATTGATAATTATGCAAATTGTATTATGACCACAAATGAAGACCATATTGTTAATATAAATGGAAATGATAGGAGATTTAATATTCTTGAATGTAGGAATGAAAAATATGATAAAGAATATTATAAAAAAATAGCTCAAACAAATCTCCAAGATATAGCTGATTATTTATATTCCAGAGATATTAGTGGATATGATAGTCGTGATTTTGTAAAGAGTGAATTACATCAACAACAAGTCAAGAAAAATATGGATAGTGTTGAATTATTTTACACTGAATATATTGAAGGTGATATTATGGGTAATGGACATGATATTAAAAATGCTTGGTATGATAAACACGAAGAAAATCCAAGTTTAACTATTTCAAAGGAACATATATATAAATTATATTGTGATAGGAAAATGGGTTCTCATGATAATAAAGTTAATAATCGTGCATTTTGGTATAAGATGAAAAAATTATGTCCTTCTATTATTGTTATAAAAGCAAATAAAACAAGTAAGGGAAAAATTACATTTCCTCCATTAGAGAAAGCACAAGAAGAATACAATAAATATTTTGGTTCATTGTGATTAACTAAAAAACCATCCCGAACTTTCAGTAGGTTTTTCATCTGTAAAAATTTCATCATCTATTTTTTCTTCATTGATTTTTTTTTTGATAATTGATATATCAGATTTTAACTCTTCTATATTTCTTTTTATTGATTTTACATCAGATAAAACTTCTTGTAAAATACAATTATTTTTTTGTTTAAAATTCTCCATAAACAATTATAATATGAATAAATATTTTTTTTTTATTTATGATATTTTAAAATATATATATATAATATAAAATGTCTTCATATTGGTCAAGTGATAATGTAGTTCAAATTGGCGAAGAAAAAGTATCAATCCCTACTGAAAATGGATTATCTTATTCTGTTAAACAGACTGGGAGAAAGATTCAAATTGTTGTTCCACCAGAAGTTAAATTTATGGATGGTAAAAATAGTTATTTAGAATTTGACCTTAAAATTGACCAACCTTTCGGAGCAGGTATTAAACCCACTCATCTTCAATTAGATTCTCACGGAGCATCTATGTTGCTGAAAAATATGAGGATCTATGATGGTTCTCGTGGAAATCTTTTGGAGGAACTTGTAGAATATCAATCTTGGGTATGTCTCAAATATGATTATGATGCTGATGATAGTCTCAGACAGAAACGAGCATTAGAAGAAGGAGGAACAGCTTGGACTCCTGTCAATCGTGGAACACAAGGTTCAAGTTGTTCTGAGATGTCCGATACACGAACAAATCCTTATTTTAATCCTTCCACAATTGGAGCAGATTTAAATGTAGCATATTCTAATACTGATTTATGCACTGCAAAATGTTGTATCCCTATTCATGCTGGTATTTTTAGTGATAAAATATTCCCAGTAGGAATGACTGGGGGTTTATATATCGAAATTGATACTTGTCCAGCATCGGAAGTAGTTAAACAATTAGATAGTGTATCACGATACAGGCGAACAACACTAAACCCTGCCTTCCATTCTCTTGCTGATAATTCTACTACTTGGGCAACTACTAACACTACTGCTCAGACAACTTTCTTTATTCAGAATACTAATAATCTTGTAGGAGATGATGCTGTAAGTAAATTTGCATTTGTGGTCGGCGAATCCGTAAATTTTGTAAAATATAATCAACAGAGTAAGGTTGGGCGATTTACTCAGGGCGGAGTAGAAATAGGCAAAGGGGGTTTTGTTATTAAATCAATTAGTCTAAATGCAAATGGATTGATTGAAGTTGAAGTAGATGGTGTAGGATTAATCAATAATGGAACTGATGATGATGGGGCGATTGCTATTACACAGGACTTTGTTTTATATTCAACTGCCGTATCTGAGGCGACTTCTTATGATGTGGGATATACAATTTCAAATATGAACCTTATTGTTCATAAAGTAGAACTTGATCCTTCTTATGAAAGAGGAATGATGGCAAAACTCCGTGAAGGAAAGGCTATTGAATTTGATATTATGTCTTGGACTAATTATAAACATAGTTCTCTTGCAAGTGATAAACAAACTTCATTTAATTTCCATTGTAATAATTCTCGTGCTAAGAGTTTAGTTATTCAACCTCAGGATGCTTCTGTATATTCAAATATGGTTATGATGACTGGTGGTTCGGAAACTGAAAATAAACATACTTATAATATTACAAGTGATTCTATGGATCATAGACTCAATAGTGTCCGTAGTGCATACTCAGGTATAGTAGATGGACTTACATCTGTTCAATATCAGCTGGATGGAAAATTAACTCCAAGCAGGCCAATTTCAACCCGTAAATGTGCTACTAAAAAATCAATTGACCAGTTCCCGTTATATGAATTAGAGAAAACATTAGCAAATGCCGATATTACTCCTCGTTCTTTTAGGGAATATTTAAGGAACTGGAATGTTGGTCGTGGTTTTGGTATGCACGGAGGTGCTATGGATTTAAGGAACAAAGATTTGAGTTGTATATTTAAATATGAAGATGCTACTCATGTTCCAACAAAAAATAAAATGTATCAGGCATTTGTCTATCATATTCGTAGGATTATTATTAAAGATGGTTCGGTTTCAGTTATAGTATAGATGTTGTAATTTACACTAATATTTTTAACAATTTTATCCAACCTAAAATATATAATAATGTAAGAAGAATAAATATACAATTAGTTTTATTTTCATCTCTTTTTTTTTCATATTCTTCCATTGCAATTTACAATAAAATATATAATAAGTTTTTTTATTAATTTTATTTTTTATATTTTTATATTTAATATAATATAAAATGACCAGTCGATATGTAGAAATTCGTCCCGACAATGTTCCAGCTGACGGAAAAATTAGCTTTAAAAATGGATTTCCAGTAATTTCCTTCACAATCCAAAAAACAGCAGGTATATTAGATCCAAGAACTATTCGTATATGTGGTGATTTAAAAGTTTTTAAAGATAATCTTAATAATCCTACTCCCGTGCTTCCTGCTGATACTAATCAAATTACTATGGATAATCGTTTAGGAATTTTTGGAGTCATGGAACAATTAATTATTCGTGATAATTCCTCAAAAATCGTGATGGAACACATAAGACATTATAATAAAATGCTTCAAAGCTACTTGGGAGTTAGTTCGAGTCTAATCGACCTTCAAACTCACCTAAATGCTACTGCTCTATGTATGCCCAATGCTGATGCTTTCTTTCAAAGTGTCGTATGTAATAATGCTAATGAGACACAGAAAAAGGAATTCAGTGCTCATCTTCCATCTGGATTTATGATGTCTGGTAATATGGTGAATTTACATGCAGGTGTGGGGGGAATCCAGATAGAAATTCATTTAGAGAGTGATGCTAATTGTTTATTCTCTCGTGTAGGTTCTACTACTGCTCCCTCCAATGTAGCTGATGCTCATTATGTTCTTGAAAATCTTAAATTAACTTGTGAAATTGCTGATATTCCGCCTGACCAATTATCTCAGATGTCCCAACAAACATCTGGTTCTATGGAATACAATACTATCACATCTCTATATACTTCAATTAATAGTGCAAATGCTCAACTTCAATATTCTCTGGGTTTATCTAAGGTTCAGAGTGCCTTTATGACTTTTTGTCCATCCCGTAATATTAATACATTAACGGCAAATGGTCTTGCTACAACTTATCCGTCTAATGAGGATAATTCATTAGTAGAGTTTTCTCGGATACAATTTCTCAGAGGAGGTGTCAAATATCCTATGGATTATGATATAACAACAAATAAAGATGTTGCTGGGAATGGTTTAGTATTAGTATCTGATCCTCAACTTGCTCGTCAATTTGTTGAAGCAATTATTCCCGAAAAGGCAACTGATAGGTCAAGTGTAAGTGTTGTAAATCTCAATCGTGATTATACTATGGATATTACAAGTGCTACTATTCCTAAATACTCTGAAATAGCAGAAGGAGGTGCTATATTCGGCGTAGGTGTAAGATATAGTCAGTTTAATGGTCAAGGTCAAAATTTTAAGGATCAGCAGTTTGGTGTCAGTCTTGAAAGTAATCTGACGAGTGATAATCCTCAGTCGGTTTTCATCTTTGTAAAGGCAAAAGCACAATTAGTATATTCTCCTAACGGGGTGCAGTTGCTTCAATGATGTAAAAAATGTAAAAATAAAATATATGCTATAATATAATGGCTGGATTTCATACAAAAACATTTTTAAAAGATGATGAATATATGACACCGAAATATGCTTGGGAAAATATACAACAATATATTCCAAAAGATAAAGTAATATGGGAAGCATTTAAAGGAGAAGGAACAAGTGAAAGATTTTTAGAGGAATTGGGTTTTAATGTAATATGTAATGATAATGATTTTTTTAAGAGTAATGAAGGAGATATGATTGTTAGTAATCCTCCATTTAGTAAATGTAAATTAGTAATTCCGAGATTAAAAGAATTGGATAAACCTTTTATATTAATTATGCCGTGTAGTAAAATAAATACAAGTTATTTCAGAGAAAGTTTTAAGAATACTGAAAGTCAATTACAAATAATTATTCCAAGAAAAAGAATACAATTTATAAAAAATGGCGAACAAACTAAATCTTGTAATTTCGATTGTTTTTATTATTGTTATAAAATGAAACTTCCAAGAGATATTATTTGGTTGGAATAAAAATAAAATATATGCTATAATATAAAATGAAATTACTAAATCACATGGATGAAGAAGATTGGGAAGAAGTTATAAGTTTTTATGCAAAAAGAGGGGATGTTGATACTATACATGAAATAAGAAGATTATTAAAAAAAATAACAGAAGAATTTCTTGAAAGAATTGATGACCCCGATTATGAAACAGAATCAAGTGAATCAAGTGAAGAATATATAAGTGATTAAATTATTTTCTCTACTTTTATAATTTATTTTTTTATTTATCAAATATATAAAATATTTATATATATTATAAAATGAGTGATAAACAAATGGATGATAAACAAATGTCTTCCGTATCCAATGGAGTTCCAGATTTTATTCGTCTTGGTGAAATTGGTTCAACAGGTATGATGTCTGTGGAAACAGATTTGCTTGACCCAGTTGTATTCAATGATGTTTCAAGTGAAAATGTAGGAGGATTCTGTCGTTTTACTCTACAAAACAAGGGATTCCTTCATAGTAATTCTAAATTATTTGTTTCATTAGTTCCTGGCTTAGATAGGGCAGGTCTTAATGTATGCACTGGAATCGGACAAATCGTCCAAAAGGCAGTTCTTAAAGTGGGTAATCAAGTTTTAAATGAAATATCCGACTGGAACTACTTACACCAAATTAAATCATCTCTTATTTCTGGTGAAGTTCAGAAAGAAAGGGAACAATATTTAACAGGTCGTTGTATGGATCATCAATTCCTTTACACAGAAACAGGTGTAGCAACTACAAGTAATAATCTTGCTGGGACTTATGGTCTTGCTAATGGGCGTGAATATTCTGGTGGGGATGCAGGTCTTCTTATGCAACCTTTTTCTGTTATGGATCAAAGAGTTCCAGATGAAAGTCCCACCTATCAAATTGATTTATCGGATTTATTTCCCTTCCTCAAACAGCATCAACTCGGTTTATATATGTTTAAAGAACCTATTAATATTGAATTGACTTTCCAACCTTCAATCGATAAACGAGCATTTATTCCAAGTGGAGCAACTACTCGCCAACCATTCTTAATTGATAGAAATGAATTGAAGTTCTGTGCAGATTATTTATATTTTGGGGATGGTTCAGAAATGTCTGCTTATGCTGAAAAGAATCGTGATTTATCATTTAGTTTTAATGACTATCGTCTTGCTCTATCTTCTGTTAGTCAGGCATCCATGAGAAATATTGTAAGAAATGTTGGTATGGCAAATCGTCTTGTAAGTCGTGTATTAACTTCTTTCAATGAATCTGGACAATCTGAGGAAGATATGGCAGGTCTCGGTGTGTCTTTTGCTCTTAAAAAGAGTGGCACTGGTGTATTAGGTAATATGGAATATAATCTCCGTTATAATGACCGATTTGAATTCCCTACAAATGTTCAGAACACGGCACGACTATTTAGTCTATTAACTGATGCAGAGGGAGTCCCATTTATTACAGATCAAGAATATAGTAATTCGGGGGATATTATTACAGCTTCTACTTATGAAGGAAGAGCTCAGAAGGGAGCATTGGAAGGCAATTTCTTTTATCAATCTACTCGTCTGACTGGTGGTCGTGTCGGAACTCGTGGTATTGAGGTTCATGTTAAAGCAAATGATTTAAAAGATGGTGTAAATGTAATGAGAAATTTCTGTGAATATCTCCGTATAGCACGATTAGAAGACGGATATATCCAAGTCTTCAATGTCTAATGTAGGTTTTTAATGTATTTAACGTCTAAATATTTTGTTGCAATTTACAATTTATTTTTTTTGGAATTCTATGAGGTTATATATTCTCCATATATATAGTTTTATTCATTTCATTCTTTTTTTTATTCATATAAATTACAATTT